CTCCACGAGTTAGGTGGTGTTAATCAAGAGATAGAAGAATTTAAAAACACTCTTGAAGAAGAATATGGTTCTATAAATATAAATGTTGAAGATGGCACCTACACTAAAATAGAGAAAGAAGAAGAAAAAGAAGAAGCTGTAGAAAATGCCTAGTGTAATTAGAAAAATTAGTATTGGTTCTGATTACAAAAACGATGCAATGCATTATTCACTAGGTCAAGAAGTATATGGTGGTCATATTATAGAAGCTATATTAAGCAACGAAAAAAGCGGGGAGTATTCTATTTATATAAAAAAGAATGACGAAGTTTTACCTTGGAAAAGGTTTAATAGCCAAATGGCTATCGCTGTAGAGTATGATTTAAAGTACTAATGAAAAGCTTATATAATTTTATTATCAAACCTTACAAGGCTAGGTATGATAATGTTAGGCAAGTAGGTGATAAAGAACTTATTATAAATACTGGTATTGAAGATCATAAGTTTGTAAGTAAAAAAGCAGTTGTTGTTTCTACTCCAGCTGCTTTTGATACAGATATAAGATGCGGAGATACGGTGTATGTTCACCATAATATTTTTAGAAGGTATTATGATATGAGGGGTAAAGAAAAAAACTCATCAACCTTTTTTAAAGATGAACTACACTTTTGCAATTTAGACCAAATATACATGTATAATCTAAAAGCTCATTTAGATTATTGTTTTGTAAAACCTATTTTAAATAAATCAAATCTAAGTGTAGATAAAGAGAAAGAGTACTTTGGTGTACTAAAGTATTCTAATAAGTCCTTAGAAGCTGTAGGATTGAAACCTGGTGACCTTGTGATGTTTACGCCTAACTCAGAGTTTGAATTTATTATAGAAGGCGAACGCCTTTATTGTATGAAATCTAATGATATAGCCGTAACACATGAATACGAAGGAAACGAAGAAGAAAATAATCCAAGCTGGGCAAAAAGCAGTTGAAGAGTTAATTAAAGTAGCAAAAGAAAAAATAGTAGATTCAGATGATGATGTATCAGCTGATAGATTAAAAAATGCTGCTGCTACTAAAAAATTAGCTATATTCGATGCTTTTGAAATATTAACAAGGATACAGCAGGAGGAAGAGATGTTAAGTGAAAAGCCTAAAGATAAAAAAGAAGAAAGATCATTTAGGGGATTTGCAGAAGGGCGTAGCAAATGAGTTACGAGCAAACTCTATGGAAAGAGTTAAAAGATGTTGTAAACCCAAAATTATTATCTAAAAATAATAGATATAAAAAATGGGAGTATGGTTATAACCCTGATTATGACTTTGTTGTAATTAGTAAAACAGGTAAGATTGGACAGATCATTGAAATTCAAAATCTCAGGATTGCTTTACCAGCAGTCGATAAACCGTTTAAACGAAGCGAAAAGCAAAAGGAACAATATTGGGAAAAACAAGAATACCCAAAAGAATTAGCTAGAATAAAAAGTAGATTTGATTGGGATGAATATCCTAATGACTTCAAAGAAAAATGGTACGATTATATAGATGAAGAATTTAAGTATAGGTCAGATGGCTACTGGTTTTATAATAACGGTATGCCTACTTACATCACTGGTACTCATTACATGTATTTGCAGTGGTCAAAAATCGATGTCGGAGCTCCGGATTATAGAGAAGCAAATAGACTCTTCTTCATATTCTGGGAAGCCTGTAAGGCTGATAACAGATGCTATGGAATGTGTTATCTTAAAAACAGACGGAGTGGTTTCTCCTTTATGTCATCAGCGGAGCTTGTTAATCAAGCCACAATATCTTCAGATGCTAGATTCGGTATCTTATCAAAATCTGGAGCAGACGCTAAAAAGATGTTCACAGATAAAGTTGTACCAATATCCGTTAACTATCCGTTTTTCTTTAAACCAATCCAAGATGGTATGGATCGTCCAAAAACCGAGCTCGCATATAGGGTGCCGGCTTCGAAGCTTACTAGAAGAAAACTCGAGTCCAATGAGAAGCTTAGAGAACTGCAAGGATTAGACACTACTATTGATTGGAAAAACACAGGAGATAACTCTTACGATGGTGAAAAACTAAAACTACTATCACACGACGAATCAGGAAAATGGGAAAGACCAGACAATATATTAAACAATTGGAGAGTTACAAAAACTACACTAAGATTAGGATCAAGAATCGTAGGCAAGTGTATGATGGGCTCAACTTCAAACGCTTTAGATAAAGGTGGAGACAACTTCAAAAAACTATACGAAAGTTCAGACGTTACAAAAAGAAATAGAAACGGACAAACTTCTAGCGGACTCTATTCTCTTTTCATCCCTATGGAATGGAACTACGAAGGATTCATGGATACTTTTGGATCACCTATATTCACTACGCCAAAAAATAAAACAGTCGGAAGAGACGGTGTTGCAATTACAATCGGAGTAATAGAGCATTGGGAAAACGAAGTAGATGGTTTAAAACAGGATCAAGACGGTTTAAATGAATACTATCGACAGTTTCCAAGAACAGAGCAACATGCTTTTAGAGATGAAACTAAAAACAGTTTATTTAATCTTACTAGAATATACGAGCAAATAGACTACAACGAAGAGATTAATAACACTACTACTACAGGTAGTTTTATGTGGGAAAATGGTATTAAAGATACTAATGTTAAATTCGTGCCAAATAAAGATGGTAGGTTTAATGTTTCTTGGGTTCCACCTAAAAACTTACAAAATAAAGTGATTATAAAGAATGGTGTTAAGTATCCTGGAAATGAACACGTTGGAGCATTTGGTCTCGATAGTTATGATATTTCTGGTACTGTGGACGGTAAAGGATCTAATGGATCTCTTCATGGACTGACTAAATTTTCCATGGAAGATGCACCACCAAACCACTTTTTTTTAGAGTATATAGCTAGACCTCAAACAGCTGAAATATTTTTTGAAGAAATACTTATGGCGTTACACTTTTATGGTATGCCAATACTCGCTGAGAATAACAAACCAAGGTTTTTGTATTATTTAAGACGTAGAGGTTATAGAGGTTATTCAATGAACCGTCCTGATAAAGTTTGGAATAAGTTATCACCAACAGAAAAAGAAATAGGTGGTATACCAAACACAAGTGAAGATATTAAACAAGCGCACGCTGCTGCTATTGAATCTTATATAGAAGAACACGTAGGTGCTTTAGAAACAGGTATGGGTGATATGTATCACCAAAAGACATTAGAAGACTGGGCAAAATTCAACATTAATAATAGAACTAAACACGATGCTTCGATAAGTTCTGGTTTAGCTATTATGGCTTGTAACAAAAACAGGTATGTACCAGTTGCAAAAAGACAAGTTAAGTCTATGAACTTAGGCATTAAAAAATATGATAACAGTGGTTATATTTCAAAAATAAATAGATGATAAATACTAATTATAACAGTTCATTTCCTGATCAAGTTGTTCCTGATGCAGAGAAAGCTACTTTAGAATACGGGTTACAAGTAGGTAGAGCTATTGAAGGAGAGTGGTTTAGAAACGATAGAGGAGCTTATGATAGGTTTAACACCAACTACAACAACTTCCATAGACTTAGATTATATGCAAGAGGTGAACAATCTGTTCAAAAATATAAAGATGAACTTTCTATTAATGGTGATTTATCTTATTTAAACTTAGACTGGAAACCCGTACCAGTTATACCTAAGTTTGTTGATATCGTTGTAAACGGTATGTCTCAAAGAAATTATGAAATAAAAGCATTTGCTCAAGACCCTGAATCTATAATGAAAAGAACTAAGTATGCTGAAGCCATACAAAGGGACATGATGCAAAAAGAACTCATAAACCAAATACAACAAGTAACTGGTTTAGATGTTTCTAGATCTCAAGGTGTTGGTTTAGAAATGGAAAGTGAAGAGGATTTACAGTTACATATGCAAATGGATTATAAAGAATCTATTGAAGTAGCTGAAGAAGAAGTTATAAATAATGTATTAGCAAGCAATAAATATGATTTAACTAGAAGAAGATTAAATCAAGATTTAACTATATTAGGTATTGCTGCTGTTAAAACAGACTTTGATAGATCAGAAGGAGTTACAGTTAAATATGTTGATCCTGCTAGTTTAGTGTATTCTTACACAGATGATCCTAATTTTGAAGATATATATTACGCAGGTGAAGTAAAAGCTATTAGCTTGCCAGAGCTTAAAAAGCAATTCCCATATTTAACAGCTGAAGAATTATCTGAAATACAAAAGTATCCAGGTAATCAAAACTACACTAGAAACTGGAGTGGTAGATATGACGATAACACTGTGCAAGTATTATATTTTGAATACAAGACTTATACTAACCAAGTATTTAAAATAAAAGAAACTTCTTCAGGACTTGAAAAAGCATTAGAAAAAACAGACAACTTCAACCCACCTGAAAGCGAAAGCTTTAAAAAAGCATTTAGATCAATAGAGGTATTATACAGCGGAGCTAAAATACTAGGTCACGAAAAAATGTTAAAGTGGGAGATGGCAGAAAATATGACTAGGCCAAATGCTGACACTGTTAAAGTTAACATGAACTATAACATCGTAGCTCCTAGAATGTATAAAGGTCGTATAGAATCAATTGTAAGCAGAATAACTGGTTTTGCTGATATGATACAACTTACACATTTAAAACTTCAACAGGTGATGTCTAGAATAGTACCTGATGGTGTTTACATGGACATAGATGGTTTAGCAGAAGTAGATCTTGGTAATGGAACTAATTATAACCCAGCTGAAGCATTAAATATGTATTTCCAAACTGGTAGTATAGTTGGTAGATCAATGACTCAAGATGGTGACTTAAACAGAGGTAAAGTTCCTATACAAGAGTTATCTACATCAAATGGTATGGGTAAAATACAAGGTCTTATACAGACTTATGAGTACTACCTTAAAATGATTAGAGATGTAACCGGACTTAATGAGGCAAGAGATGGTACGTTACCAGATAAACAATCATTAGTTGGTTTACAAAAGTTAGCTGCTGCTAGTTCTAACGTAGCTACTAGACACATATTACAAGCTAGTTTATATTTAACTCTTAGGTCTTGTGAAAATATATCACTGAGAGTTGCAGATGCTTTAGAGTTTCCATTAACTAGACAAGCTTTAGCGTCAAGCATATCAAGATACAACGTAGGTACTTTAGATGAGTTGTCAAAGCTAAACATGCATGACTTTGGTGTTTTCTTAGAACTAGAACCTGACGAAGAAGAAAAACAAATATTAGAACAAAATATTCAAATAGCTTTACAAGGTGGTCAAATAGATCTTGAAGATGCAATAGACATTAGAGAAGTTAAAAACTTAAAATTAGCTAATCAAATGTTGAAGAAGCGTAGAAAAGATAAAGCCGCTAGAGATCAACAATCACAACAAGCTAATATACAAGCACAAGCCCAAGCTAATGCTCAACTAGCCGAACAAACGGCAATGGCAGAAGCTCAGAAGCAGCAAATATTAACAGAGCAAAAACTTCAACTTGAAAAAGCTAAAAGTGATTTTGAAGTTCAAAAGATGGAAAGAGAAGCTCAAGTTAAAATGCAATTGATGGAGCAGGAGTTTAATTATAACATGCAATTAACTCAAGCGCAAGGTCAAGCTAAAAAACAAGCTGAAGAGTTTAAAGAAGATCGTAAAGACGAAAGAACTAAAATACAAGCAACACAACAATCAGAGTTAATAGATCAAAGAAAGAATGATTTATTACCTAAAAACTTTGAATCCGCAGGTAATGATACATTAGGCGGATTTGGACTAGAGCAATTTGGCCCTAGATAATTATTAACTATTATATTATATTATGTCAAAAGAAGAAGTCAAACAAGAAGGTGACTTTAAAATTAAAAAGAAACCTGGTAGACCTAGAAAATTAAATAAAAAAGATGAAACTATAAAAGTAGATTTATCTAAAAAAGAAGAGGATAAAAAAGAAGAAAATGCCGTTCAAGAGCAAACAACAAATGAAGTACCTGTTCGCGACGAATCCCCAGTTAGCGAAGAAGTTTCTAAAGAAAACGTCAAAGAAACAACTGAAGAACCTACCGAAGAGAAAAAAGAAGAAGTAGCTTCTCCAATACAAGAGATAACTGAAGAAGAAGAAAAGGTTGAAGAAGAAGTAAAAGAAGAACCAGTGGTTGAAGCGAAACAACCTGAAGTTAACTTACCAGAAAACGTAGAAAAGTTGGTTAAGTTTATGGAGGAAACTGGTGGAACATTAGAGGATTACGTTAGATTAAATGCTGACTACTCAAATGTAGATAATGATACATTATTAAAAGAATATTATAAACAGACAAAACCTCATTTAGATATGGAGGAAATTAACTTCTTGTTAGAAGATAATTTTTCATATGATGAGGAGATGGATGAAGAGCGAGATATAAGAAAGAAAAAACTTGCTCGTAAAGAAGAAATTGCAAAAGCCAAAAGCTTTTTAGAGGAAACAAAGAGTAAATATTACGATGAGATCAAGTTGAGACCAGGCGTAACTCAAGACCAACAAAAAGCTATGGATTTTTTCAATAGATATAACGAAGAACAAAAAACGGTTCAAGAGCAACATAATAGGTTTAAGTCTAGTACTAAAAACTTTTTTAACCAAGAATTCAAAGGTTTTGATTTCAACGTTGGTGAAAAGAAGTTTAGGTATGGAGTTAGTAATACTGAAGATGTTGCAAATAGCCAATCAGATCTAACAAACCTAATCGGGAAGTTCTTAGATAACAAAGGTGAAGTGAAAGATTTTAAGGGTTATCATAAAGCCATATACGCGGCACAGAACGCTGATACTATAGCTAATCATTTTTATGAGCAAGGCAAAGCCGATGCTGTTAAAGATATGATGGCTAAATCTAAAAACATAAGTAACAAACCAAGAGCTACGTCTAGTGGTGATGTATTTATAAATGGAATGAAAGTAAAAGCTATATCTGGAGTTGATAGTTCTAAGTTAAAACTGAGAATAAACAAAAAATAAAACTTAAAATTAAAAAAAATGGGAACATTAACTAGTAATTCACCTGGTTTAAATCCTGCACCTATAAAAGGGCAAGCTTTAAACAGTAATTACCTAAGCTTCACTGGTGGAGCAAATGATTTCGCTCAACAATATCTTCCTGAATTGTATGAAGCGGAAGTAGAAAGATACGGAAACCGAACTATTGGAGGTTTCTTGAGAATGGTAGGTGCGGAAATGCCTATGTCTTCTGATCAAGTAGTTTGGTCTGAGCAAAATAGACTTCACGTTTCTTATAAAACAGCTGCTATTGGCGGTGCTGGTAATCACGATAAAATCGACATTACAGTTCCTTCAGGAAAAGATTGTGCTATAAAAGTTAACCAAACTATAGTTGTTCAAGGAGCTAACGGTGAAATGACTGCTTTAGTTACCGCTGTACCTGCTAATACAGGTTCACAAACTACTATTCAAATAACTTGTAAGCCTTATACAAATGCTGATTTTGTTGCTGGTACTGATGGTTTATTTACTCAAAGTGAAGCTGTAGCTGTATTTGTATATGGTTCTGAGTATGGAAAAGGATCTAATCCTACTATTAGTACTTTAACTCCTTCTTTTCAGCAATATAGTAACAAACCGATTATCTTAAGAGATGAATTTGAAGTTAACGGTTCTGATACTGCTCAAATTGGTTGGGTTGAAGTTGCTACTGAAGATGGTGCTTCTGGTTACTTATGGTACTTAAAAGCTGAGTCTGAAACTAGATTAAGATTTGAAGATTATCTTGAAATGTCAATGGTTGAAGCTGAGAAAAAATCAGGTAGTTCTACTGTTACTGTAGATGGCTCTGAAGGTTTATTTGCTGCTATTAAAGATAGAGGTCAAATTATGGATGGTTTTGGTGCTGCTGGTACTGGCACTGGAGCTGTTGCTGATTTTGATAAAATTCTTAAACAACTAGATAAAGAAGGTGCTATCGAAGAAAATATGCTTTTCTTAAATAGAGAAATGGCTTTAGACTTTGATGATATGTTAGCTCAGGTAAACGGTGGCTATGCTGGAAGTAGCCCAAACTTAGGCGCTTCTTTCGGATTATTTAATAACGAAGAAAGCATGGCATTAAATTTAGGGTTTGATGGTTTTAGAAGAGGCTCTTATGACTTTTATAAGACTGACTGGAAATATCTAAATGATGCAGCTACTAGAGGTGTTTTAGGTATGACTGCTATTACTCCTGGTAATACGGTTGAAGGTGTATTAATACCTGCTGGAACATCTACAGTTTATGACCAAACTTTAGGATCTAACATTAGAAGACCTTTCTTACATGTAAGATATAGAGCTTCTGAAGCAGATGATAGAAGAATGAAGTCTTGGGTGACTGGTTCTGTTGGAGGTGCTTACACTTCTGGATTAGACGCTATGAAAGTTCATTTCTTATCTGAGAGATGTCTATGTGTTCAAGGTGCAAATAACTTTGTGTTATTCCAATCTTAAGAACAATTAAAATAATGCTAGGGTGCTTCGGCACTCTAGCTTTTTATTATTATATTATATTATATTATGGAAGCAAAAACAAAAAAAGAAAAAAACAATATTCCTAAAGCTGAAATAGGCTGGGAAATTAAAGATAGACACTACATACTTAGAGGTAATATGTCTCCTTTAACATATATATTAAGAGGTAAATCTACTAGAAGACAACCTTTACTATATTTTGATAAAGAAACAGGAAAAAACAGAGAGCTAAGATACGCCACTAACCAAAGTTCTGTATTTATAGATGAACAAGACGGTCACAGCATGATGGGTCATATAGTTTTTGAAAACGGTGTGCTTTTTGTACCTAAAAATCTTCAAAATTTACAAAAACTATTATCTTTATATCACCCTTTTAAAGGTAGAAAATACGAAGAGTTTGATTCTACTAAAGAAGCTATTGATGAGTTAGAAGATTTAAACTTGGAAATAGAAGCTTTAAACTTAGCTAAAGAAATGGATCTTGATAAAATAGAAGCTATAATGAGAGTTGAAATAGGTAGTGGTGTAAGTGAAATGAGCTCTAAAGAACTTAAAAGAGATGTTTTATTATTTGCTAAAAACAATCCAAATTTATTTATAGAATTAGCTAATGATGAAAATGTTGAGCTTAGAAATTTTGGTATTAGAGCTGTTGAAGCAAATATAATATCTTTATCTCAAGATCAAAGAACTTTTTCTTGGGCTAGTAATGGCCGTAAATTAATGAACGTACCTTTTGAAGAAAACCCATACTCGGCTTTAGCCGCTTGGTTTAAAACAGATGAAGGAGTTGAAGTTTATAAGTCTATACAGAAAAAGCTAAAATAACAAGTGATTATAATCACCAGGGGCCGCGTTTGGCGGCCTCTTTTTTAAAATATTTACAATGGCAATAAACGTAGATACAGTATATAAAACAGTATTACTTATATTAAACAATGAGCAGCGTGGTTATATGACGCCAGATGAGTTTAATAAAACTGCTACTCAAGTTCAAAGAAAAATATTCGAAAGATATTTTGAGGATTTGAACCAGCAAGTTCGTATACAGCAAAGTGATATGGAGTATTCTGATCGTATTGCTATTACAGATGAAAAAATTGCAGAATTTAAAACTGAAAAAGAAATATCTTGGACAAGTAATAAATTTACTTTACCAACCGATCTTTATAGATTAGGTTCAATAACATATGAAAAAGCTACTACATTTGGTAGTTCAAGATCACTACCTGTAGAAATGCAAAGAGTTGGTAGAGCTGAAATATACAACATAAGAAAATCTCCTCTTACAGCACCAACAGTTAAAAATCCAATATACATATACGAAAATAACACTATAACTTTTTACCCAGAGTTAGCTACTACTCCAGGTGTAAATCCTGATTTTTTAGATAAAATTAAAGTTCAATACCTTAAAAAACCTTCTGATGTTAGATGGGGTTATCAAATAGGTGGTTTAGGACAATATATATTTACAGATTTTGATTTTGTTAAAGGTGCTTTAAATTTAGGTGAAATACAAATTTCTCAAGTTCAAGAATCAGATCCTTTCACACCTGATGGAGGCACATTTATAAGAACAAATGACGAAGGTGTAGGAACTGATGGTTCTGGCGCTATATTTAGATATGGCATAGATCAAGTTGACAATGTTGTACAAGTAACATCTATAGAAGTTATAGAACCAGGATCTGGTTATAAAGCAGGTGATAATTTAACGTTTACAATACCAGGTCAAACAACAAACTTTTTTACTTTAACTTTAGACGCTTCTAACTTAACGTCTAGCACTACTCAAGGTAAAACTGATTTTGAATTACACAACTCAGAGCAAACTGAAGTTATATTAAACATATTATCTTACTCAGGTATAATCATACGTGATCCATCTATAGTACAAATAGCTTCACAAAAGATTCAACAAGAAGAAGTTAACGAAAAATCTTAAGTAAATGGGACTATTAAAAGAAACTAACGCACAGTATTACGCAGGTCAACAGTATATAGGTAATGTTAATAATTTTATTGTTAAAGGTTGGGGTGATGGTACAGAAACACCCAGACAAAGAGGTAATAAAAATTACTTACTAATTAAAGATTGGAACTTTGACACAGAACCAATAAGCGCTTATGGACCTTACAGTCCTGTAGATCCTATAACTGAAACATCTAACTATACTATATACTACCAAGCTATTGGTAGTGTAATAATAGGTGGCTCTGATGGGGACTACGAAAATGTCATGTTAGGCGACTGGGTAGCTCTTCCAGAAAGTCTTTCATTTGTGTCTAGTAACTTAACTAACAACGAAAGATATATAGGTTTAAGAACTGGGCTAAATGACAATGATACAAGAAGATTTTTTAATGATTATTTTAAAAATGTTTTAGTACCTATTGTAAATAACTTAAATATCTCAGCAGAGGACAAAGCTGTTATGATAAAGTTATTGAACGAGGATTTAGATAAAAATGGTATTACACCTGGTCACTTATATATACAGCTAAAACAAGGTGCTATAAACACTAATTATGGAGATTATTCTTCAATTTGTATGGATGATATAGTTAATAACTTTATAGTTGGTTACGTTGGTGTTGGTAAATTAATATCTAGTGTTAAAAGAACTGATGTAATGTTTCATGCTAAAAGAGGTTTACAAGAGTTTTCTTATGACACATTAAAATCTATTAGATCTCAAGAACTTACTATACCACCTAGTTTATCTTTAGCATTACCTCAAGACTATGTTAACTATGTAAATTGCTCTTGGATAGATGATGCTGGTGCTAAACATATAATATACCCAACTAGAGTAACTAGTAATCCAAATGAAATGCCTATACAAGATCAAGACGGTAGTATAGAGCAAAACTTTTTTGGAGAAAACAATTATGCTGAACAATCTATAACTGAAACTAATTGGGCTAGTCAAACTGATATAAATAATTTATCACCAGATGATTATAGATATCCTAGAAAAGAATTTTTATTAGGTCAAAGATATGGGTTACAACCTGAAGAAGCACAGGTAAATGGTAAGTTTACTATAAACGAAAGACTTGGTACTTTTTCTTTTTCAAGTGACTTAGTAAACAAGCTTATAATACTTGAATACATTTCAGATGGTTTATCTGATTGTGATAATGAGTGTATACCTAAAATGGCTGAACAAGCTATGTACATGCATATAGCTCACGGAATATTATCTAGCAGGATGAATGTACCTGAATATATAATCAATAGGTACAAGAGAGAGCGTTCTAGTGCTCTTAGAACAGCTAAAATAAGATTAAGTAATGTTAAAATAGAAGAGATATCACAAGTGTTTAGAAACAAAGGTAAATGGATTAAACATTAATTATGCCAGAGATTAAAAATACTTTTCTGAGGTCTAAAATGAATAAAGACTTAGACTCAAGAATAATACCTAACGGTGAGTATAGAAACGCTGAGAATATAAGTATTAGTACTTCTGAAGGATCTGATGTTGGTGCTTTGGAAAATATTAGAGGTAATGTAAAGTTAACTGACTTTGGTTTAAGTAATACTAATTTAGAAGTGATAGGTAATTGTATCGACAATGCTAATAATAGAATATTTTTCTTTATAACTAATAATAGTAGTAAAGAAAATAGTTTTTCAAACGCCTCTGGAGAAGTTGAAGTTTCAGGTGTGACTTATCAAAAAAATGGCGCTAAACATTATATAGCCGTAGCTCAAATACTAGGTGACGCTATAGATGTAAATCTTTCAAATATAAGTACTACTATACTTGTATCTGGTAGCTTTTTAAATTTTTCCACTTTAAATCCAATATTAGGTGTTAACGTTCTTGAAGATTTATTATTTTGGACTGACGATAGAAACCAACCTAGAAAAATAAATATAAAAAGAGCTTTAGCAAATCCATACGTTTCAGATGCTCAACCTGGTTATTATACTAATGAAGATCATATATCTGTAGCTAAATACGCACCGTATACTTCAATAAGTTTTTTAAAAGATTTAATATCACCTGGAGGATGGGAAGGTGGAGGATTACAAAGAACTACTTTAAAAAATGAAGCAGATAAATATTTACCAGCACATGTTATAGCTCCTTGCTCTATTGATTCAACTAAACTTACTTTTGCTGAAGAAATAGGTAAAGATGTTAATGAAGATGCCTTAACAATAAAAGATTTCTTATTTGAAGGTGATGAACAAGTAGTTGAAGATTACAATATAGAAATAAAAGTAACTTGCGAAGGTAAGGAAGGTGAAGCTTTCGTTGAAAAAATACCTAATTCTACAGATGTTTATTTAAAAAACGCTAGTGGAACTTCAATAAATCCTACTACTTTAGGTTGGAGTACTAATTGTGTAGTACAGTTTAGCGCTAAAAACCCAGATTACAACTCAAGATTTGTAGGTGATAAAGATCTATTAAGAGAAAAGTTTGTTAGGTTTAGCTATAGATTTAAATATGATGATGGAGAATATTCTTTAACAGCTCCATTTTCACAACACGCTTTTATACCTAAGCAGTATGGTTATTTTATAGGAGATGACGATAAGTCAACAGCTGAGTCTAGTATAGTAGATTTTATGGAAAATCAAGTAACTACAGCTGGTTTAATGATAGATTTACCTTGTGCTCCAAATAAATTAAAAGAGAATTTACACGTAGAAGAAATGCAATTACTTTATAAAGCTTCAGATGAGCAAGCTTTGAAAGTAATAGCTGATATAGAACCTGGTAGTGAAGGTTTACCTATTAAAGCAGAAGTAGAAACTAATGGTGATACTGGATATACTGGTAGCGAAGCGGTTCGTGTTTTAAACTTTATAGAACCAACAGGCGGTAATGGAGAAGGTATAAAATTAGCTGTTAGATTTAATAGTGATGGAACCATAAGTGAGATACTTGGTGTTTCATGTCAAGGTGAAGGATATAGAATAGGTGATATATTAACTATTAAAAATCCAAATGCTGTTGGTGCAGTAGATGGAGCAACTATTAAGATAACAGAATTAGATTCTAAGTACTTCTATAATTACAAGTCTCAAAAACCTATTAAAGTATTACCTGAAAAAGAAATAGTAAGAGTAAGTGATATAGTTCCTATGAGAGCTAAAACTCAAGAAGTTGTTGGTAATAGAATAGTTTATGGTAACTTTTTACAAAATAATACAACTCCAAGTTCTTTAAATTACGAAGTAAGGCAGATAGATAAAGGTTCTGACGAAGATTTAAAATACGATCAAGAATTAATAAACCATACTTTAAAACAAGGTAGAACATATCAAGCTGGTATAGTTCTTCAAGATAGGTATGGTAGAGCTTCAAATGTTATTATAAACGCTGATAATAGTAAGTCAACAGAATTTAACTCAACTTATTTTTCTTCCTACACTAATGGTGGTGTTGATCCACTTTCTTGGCCTGGTAATTCTTTAAACATTGTTTTTGACGAAAAAATACCAACTGCTAAAACAATTGATTACAATGGTGTTTGGAGTGAAACAAATCCTCTTGGTTGGTACACTTATAAAGTAGTTGTTAAACAGCAAGAACAAGATTATTACAATATATATACACCAGGTTCTTTAACTGGTAATGTTGTATTTACAAAATACGAAGATGGTTTAACTTATAGTGATGAAAATAAAGTAGCTCATATAGCTTTATTTAATGATAATATAAATAAAATACCTAGAGATTTAAATGAGGTAGGTCCTTCAGATAGAGTTTATTCATCAAGTGTTGTTTTATATAATAGAGTTAATAATAGAAATGTGGGTCAAGATGATATAAGTTATGACTTAAGTCAGCAAACTATTCAAGTTGGTCAACAAACAGTTACTACAATTAGACCCTTTGGTGAAATGGGGGATTGGACTAAATACAAAAATGTTGATTTACACTATTTAAACGTAGATGCTAATGGTGACTCTCAATATCCAGTTGGTACTTTTATATACCCAGGCCCTAAAGGTAATATTGATCCTTTTTTCTTAGACAATAATAAAAATCCATTAATAGCTACTTTAAAAATAGGTGAAAGAATAGGTGCTACAGCTACTAAGCAAGGTGAAGGTGATTCGAATTACAAATTTGCTAAATCTTTAACTATATTTGAAACTAAACCTACTAAATCTCAATTAGATATATATTACGAAACATCTTCAAGTGATACTATAGCTAATTTTAACAGTGAAGTAGACAAAGACGAACCATTTTTATCTGTAGGTGGAATAACTGACGTTCAGTCTAACTTAATAGAAAGCCAAGATGGAGGAGATTATATTAGCAACGGTTTTCAAGCTGTTGATAACAACGGCGTTTTATTAGCTGATAGTTCTGTTACAATGGAAATTATTGGAGTGGTTAATTCCGATGGTACTAACGTATCTGATTATCCTTTTATAATAACTTCAACTGGTGGATCTGGCACGTCTGTGCAGCCAGTTTTTTATTTTGAGTTAGTAGATAAATTAGTTTATATAAGTGATTCAGACATTGAAGATAATTATTTAGTAGATTTAAAAGTTACAACTTCAGAAGATACATCTGGATTAGATATTCAAGGAATAAATCTTAAATTAAGTAATGCACAACCAATAATAGCTAAAATGTCTTCGGAATACAGCTATGAAGATGGTAGTAATTATGATAGCGATAGCGACAGGCTATTTAACTTTAACAACTCTCCTTTTAACGGTAACTTTAATGGCAGAGGTAGTGGTGTATATGAAAGTGAAAACTTTAGTGCTAATATTTATAATTGTAGACCAATACAAGATAATGTATTCAATAATTTAGCTGAACAAAATAATTCAGGTAATCTAAACAATGGTGTTGATTTAGCTAAATTTAAATTTACTTCCAACGGTAGTATTACGCTTAATGAATTTTCTTCAAATACTAAATCTGATGCTCAACTAATACAAGATAATGAAACTTTTCCAAGAACAACAGAGTCTAATTATAAAATAGAATTAATACACGTTAGAACTTGTATCTTTAATAAAGAAACTTTCTGGGTTAAAGATATAGGTCATGATGATAGTAACTCTAAATTTGAAGGTAAATTCAACGCTGATTCGTTTGGTGTCAGACAAAAAGAAGATTCTCAAATGATAGTATACTTAGGTGATGAAGTAAATATACCAACAGCACCTTTTGGAAGTGGTAGTGATAATAAAGGTGCTATAATTATAACTATAAGGTGCATTGTTGAAGATGCTAACTCTTCAAATAATGGTGGTTTATCTACAAATAGCTATATAATTAGAAGAATAGTATACCGAAGATAATTTTAAAAAAATGGCATATAGATTAGAAGTTAAATACTACAATTCGTTTTGGTTAAAGCAGGTTACTACTCCACTGCTTAGTAAAAGTACTTTTAAAACCTACGGTAAAGTATTTCCAGGTTTACCATTTAGAGATACTTTAATTCGTAAGTCTGGTAAAGTTAATTATTTAGGCCCTACTTTTTTTAATTCCTTTCCAACGTGGCCAAAACCATTTGATGATTATGATCCTACAAATGTTATATACGGAAATAGTGGTTATAATCCTTACATTAATAGATCAAATGTAAACTTAAAAAACGTTGCTGATTATAGTTCAAGTGAAGGTTCTAAGTGGGTTATTGAAGAGTCAAGAATAAGAGGTGGTTTTAATAACAACCAAGTAGATCTAGGTGTTAGAGCATACTTAAAAGAAGATTCAAACGATGTGAGATATAGACCTAGTGCTTTAGTTTATTCGGGTGTCTACAATAGTAAAACAAATATAAACAATACTAACGTTTTTTCTGTAGCAGAAGATATAACTAAAAGTGTAGATCCACATAATGGTTCTATACAGTTTATATACGCTATGGATAATAACTTAACTATATTTCAAGAGAATAAAGTTAGTCAAGCACTTATAGATAAAGATGCTATTTATTCTGCTGAAGGAACCGCTTTAAGTACTACATCTAACGTTGTTATTGGTCAAGTAACACCTTACACAGGTGAATATGGTATAAGTAGAAACCCAGAATCTTTTGCATCTTTTGGTTTTAGAAGGTATTTTGCAGATAGAGATAGAAACGCAATACTAAGATTATCAAGAGATGGTATAACTGAAATATCACAATACGGTATGAAAGACTACTTTAGAGATGAACTTTCTAAAGTATCTGATAGAAAGATTATTAGATCCGCACCTTTTCCACTTGAATACGAAGACAATAATATAGACACTGGAACTGTAACAGGTTTAGGTAGCTATTTCGCGTTAGATGTTAATGAATTAAATAACTTAGGTTTAAGTATAAACGATATTGTAATAGGTTCTACAGTAGAATTAAATATAAATTTTGGAGATGAAAATAGTGAATTTTCAGATACAACTAGAGTAGTAACAGGTGTTGGTGTAGCTGGCACTTCTCCAAGTGATTTAAAAACACTTGTTTATATATCTTCAACTTTAATATTTGAAGAAGCTGCTAATAAAAATCCTTATGTTAGATTTTACTTCTATCAAAAGGATAAAATAGAAGGTGGTTTTGATAATCATAAAGATAACTATATTATATCATTACAAACTAGATCAGGTAGTAAAACAGAGGATGAAACAAGTGATTACTATAGTACTTTAACTTTTGATGAAAGTGTACAGGGTTGGACAACTTTCTACACGTATAGACCAGATATGATATTTAGTATGAAAAACAACATGTTTACTACTAAATATGGTTCACTTTACAAGCATTACGATATTGGTCAAGATGCTAATAATTTCTATAATGTTTCTTATCCTTCAAACATTACGTTTATATTTAATGCTAATCCAAGTTTAAGTAAAAACTTTAAAACAGTATCTTACGAAGGAAGTGATGGATGGCAAGTAGATAGCTTTGTTTCTGATGTAACAGGTGATATATTATCTGTAGCAAGTGATGAAATAAGAGATACTACTAATCCAGTTAAGAGTTACCAGGAAGGTTTATACACAGAAAATGGTATACCTTATAGAATAGGATTTAATAGAAAAGATAATAAATACGTAGCTAATTTAATTAATAATTCTCCTGCATCACCAGGTGAAGTTAATTTTGGAAAGTCTATAACAGGTATTAAAGGTTTCTTTTCTATAGTTACAATGTCAACAGATACAACTACTAATAAAGGTGGTACTAAAGAGTTGTTTGCTGTTTCAACAGAATTTGCAGTGTCACCAAGATAAAACAATATTATGGGATTTTTAGATAATTTCAGCACTTTAGGTTTAAATGAAGCTGGAGGAGGCAATTTTAAAGAAGGCACTGGTTGGGCAGTAGCGGCTCAAGCAGCTCCAGCTATAATAGGTATGTTCCAAGCTAACGCCGCTAAAAATGATTATGAACAAAAAATAATTGATATAGAAAATTACCAAAGACAAGATATAGTAAATCCTTATGAGAATTTACAAAATCCTTATCAAAACTTGTCTGTAGCTACTCAAGCAGCTAAAATGCAAGCTGAACAATCTGATATAGCTTTAGCTAATACTTTAGACACATTGAGAGAAACAGGTAAAGCAGCTGGTGGTGCTACAGCTTTAGCTCAAGCAGCTTTAAAGTCAAAACAAAATATATCTTCTACTATAGAAAAACAAGAGGTTCAAAATGAAAAACTAAAAGCTCAAGGTCAACTGCAAGTTGATTTATATAGAGGTCAAGGTGAGCTTAATAGAATGAAAATGCAAGAGACTAGAGACGTGTCAGAGTTAGATAGATTGCAAGGCCAAGCTGATTTAGCTAAAGCACAACAGTTAGCAGCTAGAAGAGGTACTATAAGCGCATTAGGTAAAGGTTTGTCAACTTTAGCCGGTGGTGTTTTACCTGATCAAATACCTGTAGAAGAAAACACTGAAGAAGGTAGTGATAAACAAGAATATAAAGTTATTAACGATCCGTATGCTAGGACAGATACAAATGGAATGGGCAACCCGTTTCAAATAGGTGTAACTCCTGATGGTAAACCAGTTTACGAGGATAGAGGGTAAAATAAAATAAATTATGGGAACATATTCAAGACCAGGATCAACAGTATCACCTTATATGATAGATAGAAGTGCTGAGCTATTATCTAAAGAGTTAGGTGTTGCAGGAGACGAGCTAATAAAGCAAAACGAAAATATACTAATAAGTAAAAACAAATTAGCTGAAGATAATGCTATATTAAAAAATAGTATAAACAGCGCAGAAGGTGGAGCAGGTTTAGAATTTAAAAATAATTTAACTAATATGATGAGTAATCTTGTAGATGAAGCTAACATATTAGGTATTAATTCTATAGGTAGAGATCAAACAGAATACATAAATAAAAAGTCTAATATAATGACAGCTGTGAATCAATTACCTAAGATACTAGCTGTGTTAGATGAAGAAGCTAAAATGTATGGAGATGTTAGTGATCCTAGTAGACAAGTATTAAATTCAACAGATCCACTAGCTAGAGAGTTTATGGATAATATAAGAATTTATAATGGTAAAGATATAAGACCTGAATATAAAGATGGTAATATAATACTCAAATATACTGGTAAAAATGGTAAAGAATTTGTTTTAAACAGTGCTAATTATATGACCGCTAGAAAAAATGGAACTGGAGGACTTATAGATTACTCTAAAGATCATAGTGCAGAATGGAAAACTATATTT